CCAGACTCCAGTTTCTGTGGATAAGCTCTTCTGACTCGATGATGCTTCGGACGCACTTTGTCTTGTCTCCCGACTCAGACAGAGATCGAGCTTGACGCATGAAGTCAGACACCATCACCGTCGCAGCCTGTGATAGCTCTGGGAACTTCTTTGCAAGCGTCTTAAAACCTACACCCTCGACGCCCGGTATGCAGTCAGACTGATCCCCGCACACGGATTTTGCAAGTGCAAAGTTGTTAGGGTGGACTCCGTACTTCTCAAGGACTCCCGACTCTTCAACCATCTTCTTCCAAGTAGGAGACCATACCATCGAGCCCTCAGATATCAACTGATAGTAGTCGTGGTCTGGGCTTAGAATGACCTTCAGCTCTTCCTTGTGGTGGTACCTGGAAACGTAGCCGATCACATCATCAGCTTCGCAATCTGGGACATACAGCTGAACTATAGGTGAATGCTTGAGAAGCGACACAAGCATCTTCACCTGGCTGTCTCGACCGCCAACAGTCTGCGGTATGTCGTCTGAATAGAATCTGTTAAGTTTTGCAGCCTTTCTATTGGACTTGTAATCTGGAAAGATGGCGCGACGGCGAGGTGAGCCGCCGCTCTCCCATACAACGTAGATTCTACGAGGTCGAAAGCGGTCGCAGAGTGATCGGATCTCGTTCATAGTTCCAATCACCCCGCCGATGTGATCACCGTTTGTCGACACAGCTGGATTGGCGACAAAATGCCGCAGGAATGTTCCCATGCCATCAACAAGAAGAACAGTCCTGCGGGATAGATCACTCATCAGACTCCTCTTCTTCCTCGGTCGTAATCGACGCAGACCCTGTCCTGACCATGACTGTCTCGATCAGGTTGTCAAGGTAGGTCTTGTACTCAGGATTTCGAAGAAGTTCTCCGAACTCAGCTTTGTGAAACTTCTTCTCAATGATCGTTGCACCCTTATCAAGGTCTGTCACAGTGAACACTTTCCATGCCGTGGTTCCTGAGACGCAGACCATCTTGTTTCCAATCTGTCTCTCGCCTGCTTCACGAAGCACATCAAAGATCTCCTCGTGCTCAACAATTCCCTTGCCGAAGTGGATCTGGAAGTTGACAGTCCTGAACGGTGGTCCTACCTTGTTCTTGACGGTCTTTGCTGAGACATTGATGCCGATGATGTCTCCGTCTTTATTCTGGATGTGCTGACCAGCTCCTAACTTAAGTCTCACTGAGGAGTGGAACGGGATCGCCATGCCGCCCGGTGTCGTGGTTGGATCACCGTGGAGAACGCCTATCTTCGTGCGAATCTGGTTGAGGCAGATCATCAGAACTGATTGATCACCGATGACACCAGTGATCTTGCGCATGCCCTTCGAGATTGCGCGAGCTTGAAGGCCGATAGTGTCTTTGTCGTACTCTCCGTTGAGCTCGGCCTTGGGTGAGCTTGCCGCGACAGAGTCCCAGATGATTGTGATCGGGACGTCTTTCGCCATCGCTTTTGCCTTCATGATGGTCTTCTCAGCTACATCAAAGACTTCCTCTGTGCAGTGAGTGTCAACATAGACAAATCGTCTAGAGACGTCAACACCAAGTGCGTGAAGGTTCTCTACTGAGGTTGCATTCTCTGTGTCGATGTAGACAACAATGCCTCCCATCTGCTGAGTTGACCGAGCGATCTGTGTAGCAATGTGAGACTTTCCAATCGACGGCGGCCCGAAGATCTCAACAATTCTTCCTTCTGGCAGGCCGCCGCCCTTCCTGTTCGAGACGATGTAGTCAAGAAGCGCAGAGCCAGTAGAGATCCACCGCTTAACGTGAGTAGGTGAAGCGTCTTCAGTGAGGTTATAGGCTATCTTGGAGCCGTGCTCCTTGTTTAAGGACTTTATCAGCTCTGATGTAAAGTCATCATCTCTAACTTTTGTCATGTTTCTCCTGTCTGATACTATACGAGGTAAGGGTCAACATTACAACCCTTACCTCGATTGGTCAATCTATCGATTAGCTTTCGATAAGATCAGCGAAAGCATCATCGATCGATCTAAAGTTGTCACTTCCAGAAGGCTTCTTGCGAGGCGTAGGAGTCTCTTCGCTGTCGCTCTGTGCAGAGCTATAACTGCCGCTTCCACCCTTCTGAGTTCCATCGCTGCCGTCAGGCATTCCGCTATTGATCCAGTCGTTGACGATCTTGCTGAGCTCATCTGCAGACTTGAGCTCAAACATCTTGGAGACGTCTGGAATATTTCCTAGCCACTGCTTTGCGGACCCAGTGTTCGGGCTGAGAGGAGAAGCCTTTCCTCGCGGCATGACCTCAGTCTCAGTGTACTTCTTGCCATTGGGCTTGAAGCAACGAACCTTCACATCTCGGCCGGACTCAGGATCGGTAATATCACCGTAGTCCTCGTCAAGCATGATCGCGAGGAGCGACTGGTAGACCTGCTTGCCGAACGCCCAGAGCTGGACGCCCTTGTCCTCCTCACCGCGAACGATGACCGGAGCGTAGCAACGCATCTTCGGGTAGAGCTTCTTGGCGAGCTCGTAGGACTCCTTGGATGCATCATCCTTCAGCTTGCGGATTAGATCCTGAATCGGATCCTGCTGTCCGTACTGGTAGGGAGCGAGGAGACCAGGGTTGCTGCCAATGTTGTAGTAGAACCAGAGCTCCTTGAAGGGCTGGCCGTCGTTGTTCGGGAACGAGAGGAGGCGGACCGTGTATTCCTCGCCTTCCTTGGGCTTCCAGGAAGCGTTGCTCTTCTTGTTGTTACCGGAGAGATTATCTAGTTTCTTCTTAAGTGCGTCAAAATTAATGGTCATGATTAGTTTGTTTTCCTTTGTGGTTAACTCTTAACTTCGGTGTGATGTTTAGAGCTAGTATGATTTAACGTTTAAAGTGGTAGTTGTTCAAAAGTTTTACGGACGCCCGCGAGCAGTCTTTGTTGGATCCTCTAGATACTCACCTCCTGCGGCCTTCGCCATCTTGCTGTAAAAGCTCTTGGGATTCGAGGGACCTGATACTGGACCCGTGTAGCCTGCGACGGCTCCGACACCTGATGCTTCTTTCTTAAACTTCTTCTTTTTAGGAGCAATCTCTTCGAGCAGGTCCTCAACATGCAGAAAATCTTCAAATCCATCACCAGAGTCCTCTGTGAGACGCAGCTTGAAACCTCTTGGAAGCTTCCTCGGACCTGCAAGCTTGCGTGTCGCTATGTTCTCTATGTTGGACTTGTAGTCAGGCATGCCGACAAACTCACCTACCTCATCGTAAGCGAGCTGTTGCTCGTAGTCGGGAACCAGTAGAGACATCCTTCCGGCAAAAGTGCTGTCAGCAGCGCCTGTTGGAGATGCTTGAATCTTTCCCGGAAGCCTTGGACGTCCAATCTTCTGCTGCGCGCCATCACCGCCGCCGAGCGCTCCCGACCACGGAATAGCTCTACCCCTGCTAGAGTAGTGTCCAATTGCTGATGCTTTTTCTTGATTTGCCACTAATGTAAATATCTTAGACTCGTTCTTGCGCAGTCACTATCCTGTCTGCGTACTGCAGCAGAGCTGCGAGGTCACCCTCGTATCCTGCGTAGAATCGCTGCTCTTCAGAGTAGAAGCTCAAAGAAGCGACAGCTAACCACTCTTCAGGTGTAAGCTCGACTCCAAACTGCTGCAAGATCCACAGCGTCCGATGTCCGTGAGTCATCTTCACACACTCAGGATTGTAGGTGTAGATATTGCCTCGCTCTCTGTGCCAATCAGACTTCTGCTCGACGTAGTAGTCGTTACTCAGGTCTCCTAGCCGACCAAACTCATGAACAAGACCGCACATGATTATCGACTGTATTGGAATCTTCAATCCAGAAGATTCTGCAACAGTCTTCATGGTCTTTGTAACGTTGATGCTGTGAAGCATCATTCCTCCCGGAGATGCTGTAGAGCGCTCACTTCTGTCAAAAGCAGGACAGGTGGCAAACCGCTCTCCAAAGTGATCAACTAGCCGCTTAATAGCACCTGACCGCGCATCAAGCAAATTGACAAGTTTCATGTAGGAATTATAGACTTTTTCAATGTCTTGCATTAGTAAAGCTCCTTGATCTTCATTGGGAATTTGTAGTTCTTACTCTTGAGAAGAAAACCTTCTTCAACAATTCTATTAAGCGCACTCATGTGTTCAACATTCACATCGACAACAAGAGAATCGTGGATCAAGAAGAGAGGACTGAACCTTGCTCGAGACTCAGCGAGCCTATCGATGACATCGTTGAATCCCTGGCAAGCAACATCCACAGCAGTTGATTGCACAAAGTGTGATACCCACGCGGCAGGATCACACTGAATGGGCCTGCCGAAACCATTTGTAATGCCAGTAGAGATAACGCAGCTTCGAGCAATGTAGCTCTCAAGTTCTTCGACTCCGAGACCTTTTCGGATTGAATCGTAGAATCCTGCAGCACCTGAAACCGACCTGTACTTTGACCTGAAAGAGTTTCTCGACATTCCGTAACAAGCAGACATAACTGCAACTTTTACGATATCTCTTTCAAGGTCAAATCCTCGACTAATGTCTGTGTAGATGTCTTCTTCGCCTGAGAGTCTGCCAGCAAAGCACCGAAGCGTGTGAGGCTCGAGAGCTGTGAAGTCAATTTGCAGAATCTTTCCATGACGAGACTTGAGAGACTTTCGAAGCTCTCTTGGCAGTGTTAAGATTGGAAATCCAGACTTTACAGTAAGTCTACCCGTAGAGGAGCTGCATGGATCGTAGGTGCAAGAAGCGCTCTTTGAGCCTGACAGTGACGAGATCCTTTCATCATCACAAGCTCTCACGAAATCACTGTCTAACAGCGCAGGTTCAAGCCTGTCCAACAGCAAGAGGATCGACTGAAAGTCGTTACAGAAGTAGGAGCTGTCACAATACGCAGAGAACTGCGCTGAGAACCAGCTGTTCAGCGTCTTGATCTTTTCCAGAAGCTCGCTGTGAGACATAACAGCGGAAGCTGGAGGCCTCACTTTCCAAGTTGACCAGAACTTATTAGCTTCTTCTGCAACGATCTCAGGCATTTCAATTCCGAGCGCTCGGCAGGCGATCTCAACAGACTTGTAGTTCTGGTGGAAACCGACTGTCCAAGCATCTTCCATAGCGAGATCAGAGAGACAGACAGATCCGTCATCCTTGATCAAGAAGCTTGATTTTGTTCCAAGAATCTCTTTGCTTATTTTGAGCACGAATGATCATATCAAGAGCACTATCGATCTTCAATGCCATAGGATTTTGAATCTACAAACTGCTTGATAGCTCTCTCGATCTTTGT